GCCCCAAGAGCTTCTGCCGCGCGGGCCGCCAGTTCACCGGCGAGCCAACCACCATCCCGCTGTCGGAGCTGACCGACGACCAGTTCAAGGCGCTCAACGGCGAGCCGATGCTGGTGGTGCAAGAGGTCGATATCGATCCGACACCGGAAACCTGACACCCACCCCGAGCGGGCGTTGATCGCTGCGGCCTGTGCGTCGGCTGCATGCGGGAGCCCTGTGATGTCACTTTGACTGCCAACCCACGCCGGGGCGGATAACGGTCGAGATGGTTGGGCCCCGGCCTTCGAATTCCAGTCGGCAAGCAGCGTTGACTTCGTGGACGCCGCGCGCCTGAGAGAGCACACGCCTCGCCGGGGCGGCCGCGATCAATAGGAATGCCCCGGCCTTTGTTCAAACAAGGAAACCCCACTATGACCGGCACTACCGTTGTTCGCGCGAAGTTCAAGGTCGCCAGCATTTCCGGCGAGACGCTGAAGAGCGTTTCGATGCATGCCGTCACTGGCGGCAGCCCCGAGAACGACAAGTTCTTCGCGGCTTCGCCTGGCGGCTCGATCTCGCTCGGCATCCTGAACGCTGAAGCCTCGGCGCACTTCGAGCCTGGCGCCGAGTACTACGTTGACTTCATCAAGGTGAAGGCAGCGGCCGAAGCCGAACCCGAACCCGCCTGACCGCTAGCCATGTACGCTACTGCTCAAGACATGATCGACCGCCTCGGCACGCCGAGGCTGGTGCAGCTCACCGACATCAACACGCCGATGACGGGCGCTGTGGTCTCGGTGGTGCTTGATCGCGCCTTGACCGATGCATCGGACGAGATCGACGGCTACCTGGTGGGCCGCATGGCGCTGCCGCTGGCGTCGCCGCCCGCGATCTTGCGGGTGCATTGCTGCACCATCGCCCACTACCGGCTGTTGGGCTCTGGTGCCGATGACGTGACGGCCGAGGCCTACAAGAGCGCACTGGCATTTCTGGCCAGAGTGGCTGACGGCAAGTGCGCTCTGCAGGCGCCGGCCGACGTGCCGGCTGTGGTGGGCATTGGGCCGGTGCTGTTTGATCCGGGCTCAAAAGTGATGGGACGCGAGCAATGAGCACCGTCGCCATCCTCGAAAACTACCTGTTCCTGCAGCCGCTCATCGAGCAGCGCCTGCGTGCCGTGTTGGGCGCTGAGCTGCCTATCGAGGGCATCGAGGAGCTGGCCCAGGTCGGCGAGACCGATCAGCGGCCCAAAGTGGTTTACGTGATGTGGGCTGGCGATGCCTTCGATGACAGCGACGCGGGCCGGGCCCAGCGCGGTGCGAGCCAGATGGTGCGCCAGCGCTGGATGGTGGCGCTGCGGATCCGCAACGTCAGCCAGGTCGACAAGGCCGCGCGCCACAAGGAAGCCGGCAGTCTGCTGTCGCAGATCCACAAGGCCATTGCCGGTTGGTCGCCCGAGGGCGTGTCTCGCGCCTTCGTGCGCTCCGGCAACCTGGCACCGAACTACACCAAGACCAGCCTCTATCCGCTGGGTTTCGCGATTCAACTCACGCTTTAGGAGCACAACATGCCAGGATTCTCAGGACAAGGCATCGCCTATATCGCCCCCCGTTTGGCCTCCGGCCTGCCGGGCATCTTTCGTGATTTCGGCAACGCGTCGGTGTTCAAGATCACTCAATCGGTTGATACCGTTGAGCGCAATGAATCGCGCACCGGCGCGCGACTGCCTCTGCGCCGCATGACGCGCTCGCAAGGCGGCAAGCTGCAGATCATGGGCGATGAGTTCAACAAAGAGAACTTTGCGCTCGCCACGCTTGGCGTGGCCACGGCCGTTGCTGCCAGTGACCCGGTTGCCGGCTTTGTGCTGCCTGCTGGCGTGAAGGTGGGTGACGTGCTGGCGCTGCCAGCAAAGAATGTTTCGGCTGTTGCAATCAAAGACAGCGCTTCTGGCTCGCCGAAGGTGCTGACCCTCGACACGCACTATTCGCTGGATGCGCTGCCCGGCAGCATCAAGATCTTGAATCTCACCACTGGTGGTGCTGTGGTGCAACCTCTGAAGGCGGACTTCACGCCAGGCGCGGTGGATGTGATCGGCGCATTCAAGTCCAACGCCGCAGAGTACTTTTTGCGCCTGGATGGCGTGAACACTGACGACAACAACAAGCGGGGCATTTGTGATGTGTTCCGCGTGCGCTTTGACCCCGCAAAAGCGATGGACCTGATCAGCAATGACTATCTGGATTTCGATCTGGAAGGCATGATCCTGGCAGACCTGACGCGCTCGGCCGCATCGGCAGATGGCCAGTTCTGGTCGTTCACGATGGCAGCAGCATGAGCCGCGTCGAGCTGACCTTCATTGATGCTGCTGTCCGCGAGATCGTCGTGGATGGCGTTGAGATCGTGCTGGCCACGGCGGACATGGATCAGATCCTGGCGCTGGTGGCCCACACCGAGCCGCTGCAGGGCGAGCTGGCTGCCGCACCTGGTGCCGTGCGCGATGCGATCCAGGGTTACGACCTGGATCCGTTGGAGAAGGCAGCAATGGTGACCTGGCTGCTCGGCCTGATCTCTCGCCACCGCGAGGCGGTCAAAGCGATTGTGGCCATCTGCACCAAGCAAGACCCGGCCTGGGTGGGCAAGCTGCTGCCGGATCGCTTTGTGGCGCTGCTGCTGCTGGCGCTGGAGGTGAATGCGGATTTTTTTTCGAGGATGCTCGGACCGCTGCAAACGCTGTTCGCAGGCCTGGAGCTGCCAGGCGTCGGGCCGGTGGCAGCACCAGCGGCGGCGCCGGCATCGACTGGCCCAGCGCCTTCGAACAGCTGATCGCCCACGGCCACGCCCACAGCGAGATCCGCCGCTATCGGCTGGCCCAGTTCAGGCGCTATCTGGACTTGACCTACCAGCGCGAGCGCCAGGAGCGCCGCTGGCAGCTCATAGCAGCAGGGTTGGCGCAAGCCCAAGGCTCCGCCCTGACGGACGCGCTGAAGGACCTGGAACCCTGACATGACGGACCAACTCAAAGCCACCTATCGCATCGACCTGCTGCTGGACGATGCGATGCGGGCCTTGCGCGCCTTCAAGCAAGGACTAGAGGATGTGCGCGGCCCTGTGGGGGCGACGGACGGGCTGAACAAGGGCTTGGACGCCACCGAGACCAAGGTCCGCAAGGTGGCTGCCGCCCAGAAGGATGCGGCCCAAGAAGGCACCACGGCTGAGAAGGCGGCAGCTGCAGAGGCCGCCGCTGCCGCCAAGGCTGCAGCCGACGAGGCACTGCGCATCAAGCGCGCCCAGCTGGCCGAAGAGAAACGGCTGGCCAAGGAGGCTGCCGACTTTGAGCGCGCGGCCAGGCGCAAGGCGCTGGACGAGGAGCGAGCGGCACAGAAGGCTGCCAACTTCGAGCGCAACCAGAACCGCATGCTCGGGCCGCAGGTCACCGACATTGCGGTGGGCCTGGCCACGGGCCAGAGCCTATTCATGGTGCTGCTGCAGCAGGGCGGGCAGCTGCGCGACATTTTCGGCAGCGTGGGCGGCGCCTTCAAGGCGCTGATGTCGATCTTCACCGTTGGCCGCGTTTTGGTGGGCGGCTTGACTGCTGGCTTTGTTGCGCTGGCCACGGCGGCCTACCAGGGCGCCAAGGAAAGCGATGCGCTGAACAAGGCGCTGGCGCTGAATGGCAACGCGGCCGGGCAAACGGCCTCGTCGCTGGAGCGCTCGGCAACCAGCATTGCGAAGTCTCAGCATGCCGCGATCGGCGACGTGCGCGAGGCGCTGGCACAGGCCGTCGGTACCGGCAAGCTGGTGGGCCCCACATTGGAGAGCGCAGGGCGCGCGGCCGTGGCGCTGGCCAAGCTGTCAGGGCAGACTGCAGCGGAGGAGATCAAGAGCTTTGATGACATGGCCAACGGCGTGGCCGAATGGGCCGCCAAGAAGAACCAGGCCTACAACTTCATGACGGTGGCGGAGTACCAGCAGTTGCGCGCCCTGGAGGCCTCTGGGCGCCAGCAGGAGGCCATGCGTGAGGTGCTGGACAAGCTGGCGGCCACGATGGAACAGCGCGCCGTGCCGGCCGTGGGAGCCCTGGAGAAAGCCTATCACGGGCTCGGCGCCATCTTGTCGTCGGTGTGGGACTCACTCAAGGGCATTGGGCGCGAGACCCTGCCGGAGCAGCGCCTAGCTGACCTGAAGAGGCAGCTGGCAGACCTGGATGACCCGGACGCGCAGCGCGCCAAGGGTGCGGGCGCCTTTGGCGCGGTGGCCCTGCGAAAGAAGCTGCTGGCGGACATTGCGGCACAGCAGGCCTTGGTGGACCAGCAGCGCCAGGCTGCGGCGAAAGCCTCGGCCGATGCGCAGGAGAACCAAAACAAGATCGACCTGGCCAAGGACAAGGGTTACCAGGGCGCGCTGCAGTCGATTGAGCAAGAAGGCTCCAAGGCCTTGCTGTCGACCGTGACGGCCGGCCTAGACGCCCGCCAGGCAGCGATTGACAGCGCCAACGCACGCGGCTTGCTCTCGGCCACGGACTATGCGGTCAAGACGAATGCCATTGAGCAGCAGCGCATTCAAGCGCAGTTGGCCAACGCGCAGCGGCTGCGGGACTTTGAGGCCACGCGCCAGGCCGAATACGCGCAGCGCTTGCGGGACTTTGAGGCAAAGCGCAAGCCCGGGGAGGCCGGTGAGTCTGGCGGACCCGGCACCCAGGCTGAGGTGAAGGCCCAGGAAGCGCGATTGTTGGCGCTCAACACGCAAGTTGCAGACCTGGAGAGCAAGTTGCGAACGGCGAGCGCCAAGGGCCGGGAGGCGGTGGATGCCGCTGCGTTGACCGAGGCTCGGTCTGACGCCGAGAAATGGGCGCAGGCCTGGCAGACCGCTGCCACGCAGGTACGCGCCTTTACGGCCCAGAACGCCGAATATGCGGCAGCGCGCTTGACCGACCCGATCGCTCGGGCCGATGCCGAGGCGCAAGCCCGCATCGCAACGGCGAAGCAGCAACTGGCCGATGTGAAGCGCGATGTGCAGATCCGCATTGACCTGACGATCGATCCCGCGCAGAAGGCCGAACTCCAGAAGCAGCTGAATGGGCTGGAGACGCAGGGCGGCAAGTCGATTGAGAACCAAGGCAATCTGGCACGCTTCAACTCGCTCCGCGCTTCCTGGTCCGTGCAGACCGAGGCGCTGACGCTGCTGGAACGCGAACTGGATCAACAGGTTGCCAAGGGCGCCTTGACGGTCGAGCAGGCCGAGCAACGCAAATTCGAAGCTCGGTCCAAAGCGGTGCCCCAGCTCAATGCCATTCTTGAGGCGATGAGCAAGCTGCCAGGCCTGACTGAAGAGGATCGCAATGCCATTGACTCGCTGCGCCAAAAGCTGGTTGATCTGCAGGCGCCAGTCGATGCGATGGGCGACGCTGTTCGCGGGTCTGTCAAATCTGAGTTTGCCTCGTTCTTTACCGACGTGGCGAGTGGCGCCAAGACAGCTGGGCAAGCGTTCATGGACTTCGTCGGCGGTGTGGCCAAGGCGACGTTGAACGTGATTGGCCAGCGGCTGGGCGAGCAGTTGGCCAACTCGCTGTTGCCCAAAGGCGGCGGCAGCGGCGGGCTGATTGAGACCGGCGTGAAATTCGTGGCCAGCCTGTTCCACAGCGGCGGCGTTGTGGGCTCGGGCGGCACGAGCCGGACGCTGGGCATGTCGGCGCTGTCGCTCGCCGGGGCTGTAGCCAGGGCGCCGCGATATCACACGGGCGGCATCGCAGGTTATGACCCTAGCAGCGAGCAACTGTCGGTGCTGAAGAAGGGCGAAGAGGTGCTCACCGAGGACAACCCTCGCCATGTCAAGAACTTCAAGGCAGGGTCTGGCGGCGTGGGTGACATCAAGGTAGCCGTTGCCGTCAATGGCGCGCAGGGCGACCAGGCCAGCCTGCAGGGCGCAGGGAATCGACTTGGTGAGGTGGTGCGCGGCGCCATCAATGCGTGGGCTGTTGAGGAGAGCCGCGAAGGCGGCATCCTGGCTAGGGGGGCGCGATGACGCGGCCGGTATGGATCTGGACAGAGTCGTCAGGGACTCAGCTGACCGAGGCGCCACGCGTGCGGCGCACGCAGTTTGGCGACGGCTACGTACAGCGCCAGGCTGACGGGCTGAACCCACTGGCGCAGGAATGGCAGATGCGCATGGCCGAGGTGGATGATGCGATTGCGGACGAGATCGTCGCGTTTCTGCGCGGCTGCAATGGGGTGACAGCGTTTGAATACACGCCGCTGTGGCACACCGAGCCCTTGCTGTTCACCTGCGCCAGCTGGACCCGCACGGCGGCCGAGAAGCCCGGGTTTAGCGACATCACGGCGCCCTTCATACAGGAATTTGAACCATGACCACCATCGCCGAGGAGCTGCTCGGCCTGGAGCCTAGCGCGCGGATCGAGATGTATGTGATCGACAGCACGGCGATCGGCGGCGAGGTGCTGCGCTTTCACA